CCAGCTGCTGTACCTGTACGTGATGATTCGTCGATAAGTTGCTTTGCTTGGTTTTCGAGAAGAACTGCGATAGAGTTCTTTTCATAGTCGTTCTTGATACCATCAAGAAGACCTGTCTTTTGCCACTTGTTTACAGCGGCCTTGTTTTCATTCATGAGATTACGATGCTGATTGCTCGTAGATCCCAAAATATTTTGAATACTCATTTATTTATCTCCGATAAAAAGTTAAATTAAACCTGCTAATTTCTTAAATCTATCTGCCACTTCGTTAGATTCCGAAAGAATCTGTCTTGATGGGCGGGTACTTGCTTGTGGCTTACTTGCAACGCGGTTGAATGATTCCTTCAAGGACTTCTTAGGAGCACTTGGCTTCTTCGATGATTGTCCCTTGAGAGATTCAGCGAGTGTTGCATAAACCAACTTGACTTCACGTAAACTACCTGCGCGGTCAAAGTTTTCGATAACAGTCATCTTTTGTGATTCTGTTAGAGAATGCGAGCGGAAAAGTTTGTTCGAGAAGAGAAGTTTTGAGTTAAGTAAGTTAACTTCATTTAACTTTTCACGAAGGAACTGAATAACAGCATATGCTTCTTGAAGGTCTTCTTCCATCTTGTGTTGAGGTTCTTCGGATTCCATGTCTTCTGTTTCGAAAACATTTTCTTCCATTTCTTCTTCCTCTTCTTCACGGAGAGCGTTGATAATTTCTTGAATATCAACATCATCTTCATCACCTTCGTACATTTCTTCTTCCTCTTCTTCGACCAACTGAACAAGTTGTTCTTTCTTATCCTGTGTGTGGTCATCAGAAGCTGAAGATGATGGCTTCTTGTTGTCACCCTTTCCAATTTCAGATGAGTCAAGCTCTTCTTCGAGTTGACGAATGATTTCCATAAGGTCTTCATCCATTGGCTCTTCTTCAGCTGGCTCTTCTTCCATTTCTGGTTCTTCCATCTCTTCTTCGTCGTCGTCCATTTCTGGCTCGTCTTCAATCTCATCTTCGTCTTCTGTCACAAAATCTTCGTGAACTTCTTCTTCACCGTAAGTCTCGTTCCACGATTCTTCCATTTCAGAATCATCTTCCATGCCTTCTTCCATTTCCATTTCTTCACCTTCTTCCATCTCCATATCGTCTTCGGCTTCCTCAGATAACTTTGATGAAATCATTGATTGAATACGTGGAGTGAAAGCTTCTTCTAAAGCAAGTTTAGCATTGGCAAGTGCGACTTCACGAACTGCCTTTGCATCTGCGATTGCTTCTCTAAGTAAGTCTGTCATAAAAATCTCCAAACTAATTTCAGGGTTATTGATAACGCCTATACAGAATAAAATAGTAGTGACTCTATAAAGATAGAGTATTGTAATAATAAATATGATTAATAAAATAAAAATCACACAAAAAATTAATTTTGTGTGATTATTTTAAACGTTTTTATTCAATTATTAGAATATATCGTAATCTAATTTCTTTTGACGTTTTACAGCGGCATTTTTCTTGTCTTTTTTACGTTCTGACGGTTTGATGTATTCCGTTCTACGTCTATATTCTTCTAAGACTCCACTTTCTTTTATCTTTCTCTTGAATATCTTTAACATCAAATCGATATTCATCCCATTTCCTTTGACCTTAACGTGAGCCGTTTTTGGTCTTGAACTATATGATTGTTCACCCATAACTTTTTCCTTTTTGTTTATTCGTCTTTACTTTTTATTTCATAATACTTACCGAGAGTTTCACCTATTTCTTCATAAACAGATTCCAATCTTTGTTGAAGTTGTGTCATTTCTTTTGCTGTTTTCTCGAAGAGTTTTAGTGATTCACCTAATTTCTTTGAGTGTCTTCCTAATGTTACTTTATCAAACCAATCACCCGATTCATCGACGATATTCTTTGACGCAAATTCAACGATTTTCTTTATTTCATTGAAAGACTTCTTTAATTCGTCTCGACGATAAATAGACTTACCATACTCATTAAATCTAGAGATTGATTCAATGTATGCCTTCTTTTCTTCTGGTGTTAAAATTGGTGATTCTGTTTCTTCTTCATCCTTACCAACGGTTTCATTGATTACTTCTGAAACAGCTGTGGCAACAATCTTACGCAATTCTTCCATAGGAATAAGTGATTCTACTTTCTTTGGTAGACCTTTGTGTTTTGTTCCCGCGTACTTTTCGAGTTCTTTTTCGGACATCGCGGCTGCAACTTGCTTTACGTTCTTGCTTACTTTAGATGCAGGAATTTCACCTCGTTTATATGCAAGAACAAGTCCCATGAACTTCTGTTGTTTTTGACTGACTGACGGCATCATTTATCTCCTTCAAAAATACAGTCACAGTAATTACCGATTTCACAGATAATGTTTGTGATGTTTTCGTGTATTCGTTTAATTTTTGGATCGACTTTAGAAATCGTTTTAAGGTTAACACCCTCTTTAATAATACCTTCTGGTACTACTTCTCCACCACCAGCTGGGTACATAAACGCACCATGTGTGGACGGATTTGAAACAAAATCCCAACCAATTAACTCAAAGTCATCCTGAACTTCTACCGTGTTTTCGTTTATTTCTTTTACCGAACCGAGACCTCTTGATGAGATACCAAGACGTATTCCGGCACCAAGAAGGTTCTTTAGAATGTTGCCAGACGGTGTTGGTAAAATTTCGACCTTACCAACAACGTCATTACCTTTCCAGTAACATTCCAACACATTGTGAGAAACATTACGAAGATTGACAACAGATGAATCTGGATGGTCGAGTTCTCCGAGAGCTCTTCTTTCTTTTATTTGATTCTGTTGATACTTTTTTACTTCCCGTATGAGTATTTCCTTTGGATATACACGACCGTTTTGGTTTTTAGCCTCTGCACGTTGGAGAACACCTGAAACAATTATCTTACCATCATTTTCTTTGATGGATTCATGTAATTGTTTTGGTGTGACTTCAAAAAGTATAGTATCTACAAGTAATTGTTTCATGTTAAGCACCCAACTCGTTTATTTTCTTACCAATTCTGTTTAATCTTTCACCGATTTTTACGAGACGATTGTGGGATGAACGCCAAAGTGAACGTTGGTCAACGGCCATTTCAGTTTTCAAACGAAGAGCATGACCAACTGCACGTTCAACACGAAGAAGAGATTGATTCAATTCTTTAATAGAATTATTTATCTTTTCTCCAGTTGTTCTGGTTTTGTCACCCTTGTATTCTTTGTAAGAAGCTTCGTGAAGAGATTTCATAGCTTGCTTATATGTTGATTCTTGTTTTGCATATTCTTCTTTACTAATAGAGTGTCTTCTTTTTTCTTTTTTAGCAAGTTTATATCCAAATTGTTCTGCATTATCTTTTGTTTGTGCATCAAACTTTTCCTTACCTTCTCCGTCTTGAGGAGCAAATGCTTTAGGCGTATCATAACCAGCAACCATTCCGGTTGTACTCATTTCGTTCATTTCGTCTCTGAATTTTTTGTATGATTCAGATTCTTTCAACTTCTGTATAAAATTTTGTACGCTCATATGATTTACCGAATTAATTGATTACGAATTAGTCCATATACCGTTCCAGAGTCTACTTTTACACTCTGTAAAGAAAACTCGAAAATAGAAGCATTGCTTGCACTTAATGCCGCAAGTGGGATTGAACCACCGTTTGAAAAAGAAGCAGTTCCAGTTGTTCCAGGTGATACAATTAGGCCACCGAGACCAAAATTTGAACCTGTAAAAACAGTAGTTCCTGTTGTGCAAGTAATAGACTTAAAAAATCTACCAGGGTGTCCTTTTATTTCAAACTCACTACGATTATCTGTACCATAGCTATAAGGTTGTATTGGATTAGCGTTTGACATTATTTACTCCATCATAGGTCGTTTATTAAGTCGTAGTATCTCATAAGAGCAAGAACGTGGTGTTCCCCAACATTTTTCATCGAGTTATATTGTTCGAGTAGATTTATTACCTCGTTTAACTTGATTGAAAGAGACTTGTCTTTTATACTCTTTGATTTATTTTCTAGTATTTGACGAATTTTTTGTGATTCACCTTGAACAAAATTTTTCAAGTTGTTTGCGTTACTCACATTTGAAATATACTCACGTAGAACAGACTTCTGTTCGGTAGAAAGGTCATCATATTTTGAATTAAACTTTTCAACGAGTATCTTATATGAAAGTAATCTTATTTCCTTTGGTTCTTTTGATATTGAAGTAGATTCTTCAAGCAATGGTTTAGATGACTCGTTTGTCATATTTTCAATGATAGTGAATTTCGAACGGGTAATTTCTGAAGGATTGTCTAGTTCACTGTATTCGAAAATCTTGTAAATAGATGCAAGTAACTTATAATTTTGAACCTTTGTTTGGAAGAAGGAATTAATATCAAAATTTTCAGATATAGATTTAATCAACTGGTACTTTTCCTCGCTCAACTTCTTCCTATTAAGATTCTTTCTTGCCTTTAATACCGCTTCAATCAACATTTGTGATTTTGTTTCAGATGAAAATTTTTCTTCACAAAGAGTTTTGTAAAGACCATATTCCTTAAAAAGCTCTGTATTTTTGTTAAAGAACTTTTTAAGAACATATGGGGCAACAGATTCGTTGCCGGATATAATTTCTGATGTTATTTGACGAGTCAAAAGCTCAAATAACATACCAGTATTCTTAAATTTTGAATGTTTGATTTTTTTCATTTAATGTACCCGTTATTATATTCCTTCTCATAATAAATATGAATTAATTTCAGATTTCATCTAATAATTTACTCTCATCTAATATACCGACGTCATCTTTTTTATGTTCTGACATTGGTTTTAGACTCTCAGATATAACACTCTTTGTTTTTACGTTCATCCCACCCATAGATTTTATAACGTTTGACATTTCCTTTGTCATCTTTGATTCATTTGTCTTTGAATCTGATGATAGAGGGGAACCTCCCTTATAATTATGTTTTGGTGACAAATTAACATTAAGTGTGTTACCGATGTCTTTTCTTCCAATTGGGTCTCTACCAAATGGACTCGCATCCGTATTGTATGTTGAGCCATGTTCCTTTGGTCTACCGGCACCGGGCCATCCACCTTCTGGTACTTCAACGTCATTTATTTGATGTTGTCTCTTTCCACCATAAAGGTTCATAGATGCCAAATCGTGTGGTGTACCATACGATTCCTTTGTAACCATTGGGTCATTTCCTTCATTTTCAATTTGTTTCTGACGGAATTGTAACTTAATATCTTCGATTATCTCATTCTTTTCGAAATCAGCCTCGTCCTCTGACATATTGAAGATATTCGAATAAATGTAATTAAGAGACATCAATCTTCTTTCCATGAGATTGCCAGCAAGGTCAACCTTTTCCTTCATAAGAGCAATTTTTTCTTGCTCATAGATAATAGAAGGACCAGTTAAT